CCTAAAACATCTATGTAAGCTTTTTCTAACAAAGACCAATTCACATCATAAGCGTTAGCATAAGTTTTTAAATGCTTCCTCATTTCATAATTATCAGTTATGTCTTTGTTAAATCTTTTTGGTAATATCTCTTCAAATATAGGAGCTTTTGCTCCCCAAGAATAAATACCATTCAAAACAGCTTCTCTATGTTATTCCTTAGTAAATTAATATTTCTTTCTATAAACTATCTTATTAGAATAATGTGATTAAAAGATAGCTCTTTTTGGATCTCTAGTAACTGAACAGTCGCCTGATCCGAACACGATTGTTTTAGATAAGAAGTCCATATAATCTAAAGAAACTATTATTTCTTTAATTTACTAACCTAATCCATGAGTTCCTGAAGCTTAAAAAGAATATACATCATGAATTCGTTATATAACATAGTTTAAGTTTTATTTTTCTATAATCATGGTTGCATCATCACCGGAAACAAAAGCTGTATAAGGTAAGGTCGAATCTTTCATTATATATTCTATGTAACTCAAGACTCTAAATGTATTTCCCCATGTAGTTCTGGTAGGATGACCGGAAAATACAGTACCTCTTACTTCCCCTGCTAACTCTATTTTCTTAGTTTATTTATTTAACATTATAAAAGGGGAAACTGTTTCTGTTAAGGATCTTTTAACCTCGTTATACATATCTAAAGGTAGATCTAATTTTTCTGACATTATTGGGAATAAAGTTTTAAAAACACCATTAATCACAGAAACATCGACAGCTTTTATTATTTCTTCGTGTTAATTTCTATCATGAGATGATCCGTCCCATGAAACGAAGATTGGATCTTTATGTTTGGAAAATGATTCAAATAATTTACATTAAAGATCTCCGGTATTTAGAGCATGAACGAAACCAGGTAAAACTTTCTTAGTTGCTCTAATTATTAGATAATTGAAGAAACCCCCTATAACTTTTAATTCGGTTGAAGGATTGAATAAATTTCTTGGGCGTTAATCAATATCTTCGGGTGATGATACATTAGTTATTTCTCCAGTTTTAACCATAACTTCTAAGATTGAAGGAATCTTTTTAGTAATTTTAGCATTTTCTAATCCAGATAAATATCTACGGCGTTTATCTTCAGGGAATGATGAAAGATAATCCTCTAAAGATGTATCAAAATCTAATTAAGCATGATGGATTATGCCGTTAATGATATTAGGTAAAAATTATTTTTATAAGAAATGAGTATAATTATCAAAC